CTGATGCAGATTCTAATAACAGAAAAGAAGCTCTTGAATATTAAACAGTTAAGTGACAAATACAATTTGCAAATACCAACAATTCTTGGTGATTCCAAAGTACAAGGTTGGGGTTCTGAAAGCGAGGCTTTGCAAAAAGCAATTGATGCTGTTAATCCTGAATCAATTGTTGAGGTGGGGACATGGCTTGGTGCATCTGCTTTGTTCATGGGAAAAATAAGTTCAGCTCACATTTTATGTGTGGACACATTCTTGGCATCAAATGAAATTTTGTGGCGTGAGGGTAACGTACAAAATCTTGTACAAGACTTCAATCAGTTGTATAACCAATTCTGTGCGAATATAACGAACTCAAAAATGAATAAAAGGATTTCTGTTTTGCCAATGACTTCTTCTTCTGCTGCTGAACTTTTAGAGAAAGAAAATGTGATGGTTGATATGGTCTATATTGATGCTGGTCATAGGGACAGAGAAGTTTATGCTGATTTGCAAGACTGGTGGCCTTTAACAAAAAAAGTTTTAGTGGGTGATGACTATAATCCTGTTTGGGGTGGAGTTATCTCTGCTGCAGATAGATTTGCTTCAGAGAATCAATTGAATCTTGAAATATTAGATTCTAAGTTTCTTTTATTCCGATAGACTTACCTCAAGAACTTAGGAGTTATTTTGGCTATAACAAATGGCTACGCCTCACTTTCAGAAGTGAAAGCAGCCTTACGAATTACTGATGCTGTTGATGATGCTTTGCTTGAAATGGCAGTTGAATCTGCTTCAAGACTCATAGATGGTTATGCTGCACGTCAATTTTATTCTTATGGAACTGCAACAAGATATTTTGTAGCTCAAGATGATTACGTTGTTGAGGTTGATGATTTAGCGAACGGAACAGTAACAATTACCACAGCTCAAGATGCTGACGGTGTTTTTGACACAACTTGGGGAACAGATGACTACCAACTTGAACCACTTAACGGTGTGCTTGATGGAATCCCTTGGCCTTACACAACCATTAGAGCTGTTGGAGATTACCTTTGGCCTATCTCAGGTGGTGAAGCATTAATTAAAGTTGTAGGTGTTTACGGTTGGCCATCTGTACCAATTGCAATTAAACAGGCTTGTATTATTCAAGCATCAAGAATTTACAAACGTTTAGACTCTCCTCTCGGAGTTGCTGGCTTTGGTGACATGGGCGCAATAAGAGTTTCATCACAACTTGACCCAGATGTTGCACAACTTGTCATGCCTTACAAGAGAATGAGAAACTTCGCCTAATGGCATCAATCTCAGAATTAAGAACAGGTATTGCAACTAACCTTGCAACCATCACAGGTTTAAGAACTTCTTCTTTTGTACCAGATAACCCAAACCCACCTATTGCAATTGTTGTGCCTGTTTCAGTTTCCTTTGACGATTCATTCAAAAGAGGCATGCAAACTTACACATTCAATGTTTTAGTAATCGTTGGCAGAGTAGACGAAAGAACAGCGCAAAATAAACTTGATGGATTTGTGTCAAGCACAGGTTCATCCAGCATCAAACTAGCAATCGAGAGCGATAAAACTCTTGGTGGCAAAGCCTTTGATACAAGGGTTAGTGAGATGAGAAATTATGGGCAGATACCTGTTGGTGAGGTAACATATCTATCAGCAGAGTTTTCAGTTCTTTGCTACGCAGACTAGAAAAAGGAAAATAACAGATGGCAAAATTTGCAGCAACAGACTACAAAATCACCGTTGCTGGTGTTGATTTTTCAACTAACCTAAACTCAGTTGAATTATCACAAGAAGCAGACGACCTAGAGACCACAGCTTTTGGTCAATCTTGGCGTTCAAGAATCGGTGGATTAAACAACGCATCAATAACTTTGAACTTTATGCAAGATTTTGCAGCAGGTTCAGTTGATGCAACATTGAATCCTTTACTTGGCTCAATTGCCACAGTAATTATTCAAAGTGCATCAGGAACAGTTTCAGCAACCCAACCTAAATACACAGCAACATGTTTAGTAACAGCATATTCACCATTCGCATCAAGCGTTGGCGATATTGCAACACTAAGTGTGACTTGGCCAGTATCAGGAACAGTTGTAAGAGGAACAGTCTAAATATGAAAATCAATCTGCGCGTTGAATACATAACAGGTGAACCTAAAGAAGTAACTTGTTCAGCGAAAGACCTAGTTGCGTTTGAAGAAAAATTCAGCAGGTCAGTAGCAAAACTCGAATCAGAGTTCAGACTTACTGACTTGCTTTTTCTTGCTTGGCACTCTGAAAAGAGAACCAATGCAACTAAAAAAGATTTTGATTCTTGGTTAGATGAAGTTGATAATATTGGGGTTAGTGAGAACGACCCAAAATAATTCCGTTGGGGGATTCCAGCCAACATTGGTATATCGCTTATCTTGCTTGTGAAACTGGAATCTCTCCCTCTTTGCTTTTACAAGAATCTGACCGTATGCTTTTCACAATGGGAATGTATCTGCGTTGGAAAGCAACAGAACAAAACAAGAGGTAAAGCATAAATGGAATTTGTAAGAGATAGTTCTTTATTCCAAATTGAAAATCAAAACCTCAATATGCACATACCTGAAATTATTGGTGTGCAAGCTGTAATTCGTGACCTAAATAATCTAGATAAAGATTTGTTACGTCAAATGAGACGTGAAATTATTACCGAAATAAGACCTTTGTATAGCGTAATCAAGAGCAGTATTCCATCAACAAGACCTCTTAGTGGTTTTGACCACAATGGTAGAACTTCTTGGAATCAGCCTGTAAGAGTCACAGGAAAAGTTTCATATAGAAGTCGTCAAGGTCGTAACTCTTTGGTAAGCATTAGGACTGTTTCTTCTGCAGTTGAAATTGCTGACATGGCTGGTAAACGAAATAAGTTTGATGTTGGTCGTGAGGGTTCTAATAAAGGTTTCTCAGCAGAGTACACAATCAGAGGTCGAAGAAGAAGACATAGATTAAATGGTCAAGGTGCTGCAATGGTGCGTGGTTTGGGTGGTACACCATCCAGATATGTTTGGCCAGCCGTTGAACAGTTCAGACCATTGCTGACACAGAAAATTAAAACAATTGTTGATAACTATGCCGAAATTGTAAATAGAAAATTATTAGAAACTAAGAGGTCAATTTAATGGCAATTATTGTCCCGATTTTAACAACTTTCAATGATAAAGGAATTAAATCTGCTGTAAGGGAGTTCCAAACAGCAACAACACAAATACAAAAATTTGGTGCTGTTGGCAAAATATTTGGAGAAGTTGGTCAAAGTCTTACAAAGAATGTGACAGTTCCTATTGTTGCTTTGGGTGGTGCTTTAGGCATCATGGTCAAAGGTGCTATGGAAGCTGCAGCAGCGCAACAAAGATTAGGCCAGATTTTGATGACCACAGGTGGGGCATCTGCAGAACAAGTTCAAGTTCTTCTTAAACAAGCACAGGCATTGGAAGAAGTCGGTGTCGTTTCTAAAGAAAACATTGTAACCACTCAAGCTCAACTTTCAACATTTGATTTACAAGCAAGCACTATTGCTAAATTAACGCCAGCAATTTTAGATTATGTAACAGCAGAGAAAGGTGCTGCTGCAACTGCTGAAGATTTTAAGTCTATGACAAACGGTTTAGCACAAGCCCTTAATGGTCAGTTTGGTTCTTTAACCAGGGTTGGTTTCGTACTTGATGAAGACACCAAGAAAAAGATTGCTAACGGCACAGAATCTGAAAAGGCTGCAGCGTTAGTTGAAGTTCTGAACTCTACTTACAAAGACTTTAATCAAAGTTTGGCAGACACCCCTCAAGGTCAAATGATTGTTTTAGCAAGAGAATTTGGAAGTTTAAGAGACGAAATCGGTTCAGTATTTTTACCTGTGGTTCTTGAAGTTGCAAAAGTCATTAGAGAAAGAGTAATTCCTGAAGTTCAAAAACTTGTAGATAAATTTAAGGCTTTAAGTCCTGAAACAATAGAAACAGGATTAAAGATTCTTGGTGTGATTGCTGTTCTTGGCCCATTGTTAATTATCTTTGGAAAAGTCATTGGTGCTGTAAAAACCTTTATTGAAGTGTTCAAAATTCTTCAGTTAGTTCTTTTGACAAACCCTATTTACTTGGTCGTTGCAGGATTGGCTTTACTTGTGGTTGCCCTTATTAGAGCTTGGCAAACTTCTGACGAATTTAGAAAAGGATTAGCAAAACTTGGAAACATGATTGTCAGCGTTGGTGAGGGCGCAGTAAATCTGTTTATCAAATACTTAAATGAATGGATTAAACGTTTCAACTTAGTTATTGGTGTTCTTCAGTTCTTTGGTGCAGATATTAAAAAAATTGGTGAACTTGGAGAAGTCTCATTCAAACGTATCTCTTTTGCCTCAGTTGATGCTGGAAAGAAAGTTTCAGGTCTTAGTGATGAAGCAAGTGACTTAGGTTCAACTTTATCTGGTGACTTAAATCCTTTCCTTGATGACAGCAATGCTCAATTAGAAAACACCTCAACTAAAGCAGGAAAAGCTAAAGAAGCCTTAAAGAAACTGAAAGAAGAAGCTAAAAAAGCAGCACAAACCATTGTAGATAATCTAGAAGACTCTTTAAGAAGTGCAGAAAATCAATTAGACAGCGCGAAAAGTGCTTTCACTTCGTTTAAGAACTCTATTAAAGGAGTTGTGACTGGCATTTTGAATTTTGGTGATGCTGCTGAAGAGGGAAGTTTTATTCAAAACATAACTAAACAAGCAGCAGATGCAACAGTATTCGCTGACAAAGTCAAAAAACTTATTGTCGGTGGTTTATCTGAAAGAGCAATTCAACAAGTCTTAGATGCTGGTTTTGAGGCAGGTTCGAAAATTGCTGATGAGATTATTGCTGGTGGCGCAACAATGATTGAACAAGTTAATACACTTGTTGCTTCAGTTGATTCCATTGCTAATGTTATTGGCGAATATGGCGCAGATGTGTTTTACGGTGAGGGTGTACGTCAAGGCGAAGCACTTGTTGCAGGAATAAGAGCATCTTTAGAAGCAGCAAAAAATGAACTTTTAGCTTTACAAAGAAGTTTGACAACTGGTGAGACTTCACCATCTGTGACTGCAACACCACCATCTTCAGGGCAACTCAAACAAGATATTCGAAAACCAATTCTTACAAATAAACAAATAGCAAGCATTTCCAAATTTACTGACCCTGCAACACGTCATTACACAGCACTTGCAACAGCTTTGAATAATAAAACAATTAAGTTGGCTAAAGGTGGAATTGTGACAGGCCCAACTAATGCACTTATTGGTGAGGCTGGCCCTGAAGCTGTAATTCCTTTGTCAGGTGCTAACTCTGTCGGCATGGGTGCAACTTACAACATTGTGGTTAATGCTGGTATTGGAACTTCAGGTTCACAAGTTGGTAGAGAAATTGTTGATGCAATCAAGAAGTTTGAGAAAACTTCAGGTCCAGTCTTTGCGAGTGCCTAATGTCAATTCCTGCAACAACTGTTGAAATAGGTTTTGATTTATCTGCTCTTGGCGGACCTTTCTTTATTCTTGACGATCCTGTTCAAGGTGTTCTAGATAATACTGAATACACACTTGGCGGAACTTTATTTTATGATGTTTCAGAATATGTTCGAAACGTTTCAGTTAGACGAGGAAAGTCACGTCAACTAGATCGCTTTACCGCTGGTGGTGCAAATATTGAATTAAACAACAACTCTCGTGCATTTGACCCTGAGAACACAGCAAGCCCTTTCTTTGGTCAAATCATTCCTAAAAGAACAATTAAAGTTGAAACAGGTGGTTCAGCAGTCTTTTATGGTGTTGTTGATGACTGGAATCTTAATTATGATCTTTCAGGTTTATCTTTAGCAGATGCTGATTGTGTTGATGGTTTCACTTTGTTGGCTCAAAGAGCATTAAGTGCTAGTACAGAAACTTCACAAAAAACTGGTGCAAGAATTAACGCAATTTTAGACAGAACAGAAGTTAATTGGCCATCTTCTTTAAGAGATATTGATACTGGTGCAACAACTTTGCAAGCAGATGTGATTCAAGATGGAACTAACGCTTTAGAATATTTGCAGTTAGTTACTGATTCTGAACCTGGTTCTATTTTTATGGGATCAGATGGTTTCATTGTTTTCAAAGATAGAAGCGTTGCACCTGTTTCAGCAGGTCAAGTCACATTCGCTGATGATGGTTCAGGTGTTGAATTTAGTGAAGTCCAAGTTGTTTACGGATCAGAACTTTTGTATAACTATGTTCAGATCGAAAGAAATAATGGTGGTACAGCCATTGCCTCTGATAGTGACTCAATTAACTCTTATGGTCAGCAGGCTTTGATTCAATCTGGTCTTTTAATGAATACTGATTCAGATGCTTTGGAGTTAGCA